TGAACAGATGCCACCCATCGGGAGACGCATACGAGGGCAAAGCCACCCCCCCGCAGGTAGACAATCCTCCACCTGTGGGAATCCCAGGAAGGGAAAGAGAGGTTGGTTATGGCGCGAAGAGCGCTGTATCCAAACCTTGATCCCTTTCTTCATCGCCAGCTATGAGGATAGCTGGCTCAGGGTTTCAGAGAATTTCTTCAGAGATTTAAGAAAACTGGAAAGTGACAGAGGTGCCAGAACCACCGTGCTCTATGTTAAAAGAGCGCGTTTACATGTGACTCGGTACCTAACAGGTCACCCCTTACTTTCTTCTGACGGCGTCTCTATTACATCTAATGGATTTCCAAAGAAGTTTATATATTTTAAACCGTTCTTGGATAATCCACTGGGGATCAGGTTTGTGATGACACACCTCATTTCATTGAGGCATCTCACCTTTCAACCCAAACTAGATGTGAAGAGCATTGTAGAACCCTTTGGAGGTCAAATTCCCGAACTTAAGTATAAGTTAAGAAATTCGATCTTTAAAGATCTGCACGTCCGTTGGAAGAGAATTAGGTGGGAATACCCACACTTATCAACTAAGAAAGGTCCTAGTGGTCAAGCAATTTACTCTGCTATATCCGACCTTCTCGCCTTACCTCCACAGTTAAAACAAGATATTTATCTTGTTGGAGGTGAGCCGTTAGAGGCGTACATGCAGGGCCTAATTGATGGCCCACCAGGATACAACCTTCCTTATGCTGAGTTGTGGAATAAAGCCTTTCCAGTTCCTCATAAATCTCTGCGGAAACTCTCCTACTTCTCTGACAAGGAGACTAAAACTCGGGTCATAGGTATCCTAGATTATTGGTCACAAACTGTCTTAAAACCGATTCACGATCATCTAATGGTGATCCTGAAACGGATAAAACAAGACATGACTTATAACCAGGATGACTTCTGCACTGAGTTTTCCCACCATAAGACTTATTATAGCTTCGATCTCACAGCCGCAACCGACCGAATGCCGATAGACCTTCAAATGAAGGTTCTGGCGCGGATCATAGGGGCCAAGAGGGCCGAAGCCGTAAAAAGGATTATGGTGGCCACAGGATTCGATGTCCCCCATTCGGAACCAGTATATTATAACACTGGACAACCAATGGGTGCCTACGGATCCTGGCCGTTGATGGCACTAACACACCATTTTATCGTGCAATGGGCATCTCGCTTGTGTGGGAACACAAGTAAGTTTACCAATTACCGGTTATTAGGTGATGATATTGTCATCGCGGACGACCAGGTTGCTTCTGCCTACAGAGAACTTCTCAACCGCCTTGATATGCCTATCTCAGAGCAAAAGACACACGTCGGAGACGTGTATGAATTCGCTAAGAGATGGATATATAAAGGGGTTGAGGTGACAGGGTTCTCAGTAGGGGGTCTTCTAGAAGTGTGGAAAAGATATCCACTTCTTTACAACTTCATGGAAAACCAAAAGAAGCACGGGTGGGAATGTAGTCGTACGGAACAACCGGGGCTTATCATATCACTTCTAAAGACCTTAGGAAAGGGGCAACAAGCCCCTAGAATTCTAAAGCTTTATGAAGTGTTTGAAGGACTTGCGAAAGCAAAGGGCGATGGTGAGAAGATGGGTGTCCTAGTGGAAAACTTGGTCACTCACTTCAATCCATTTCCCCCCAGCTTTGATCATGAAGATAGAATTGAACAAACGTTCAATGCTATACGTATGATCAAGGTGGTAATCCTTCAAGATGATATGGATCACTTCCAAGAAGAAAAGGATGATATACAAAGTTTCATCGACGATGTATTTAATCCTGTTATTCTTGAAAGTAGACCAGGCTTGGATCCCAAACAATACAGAAGAGAGCAAGGCATAACAGGATATGCACCCATTATAATGGCTCTTGCAGAATTGTACAATCAAGGTTTAAGCAACATTGCTGCTGTCTTCTACCCTGATCCTACAATTGAAGAGCTACTAGAATGTGGTAATATTTGCCGATATAATGTCAGCAAAAGCATATTCTCAGCCAGAGCCTCCCACTCCCGAGCATTTAGACTATGCAGGATGGTCAAACTTCTCCTAAACGAGTTAGTTGAAATGAATTCCTGAGCTAGAGTATAGCTAGGGAAGCGGCCTCACATAATTTGTCGCTGCCACATTA